GAAGCAAATGTGATTTCTGGAACTTCAATACCGCCCGTAATAGGGGCAATCACCCAGTCTGTTTCTGTTAGGAAGTCTCCAGTTGTGGTATATGGGAGGGTTCCTGACCAATAATAGGTCACACCATCATAGACAACTGTCTGACTGTGACGTTCAATATCAATAGCAGCAGCATAGAGAACAGCGGGTTCAAATCCAATGGTCAGCAAGTAATTGACAAAATCACTATCATATTGAACCAATTTATCACTGATTTGAGTGTTATACCCGGTGATCGCATCGGCAACGCTTTGATCGCCCAATGCCTTCCAATCGGCTATCTGACCACGCAATGTTTTCAATGTTCCGGATTGCGTGTCAATAGTCCCATCTTCTGGACCTGTCACCCAATATTCGTGATTTGCGGTGGTTTCTTCTGCCCCAATAACAGCTACTTGGAGTCTATCAGTAAACTCCTGTATTAATTGAATATTCGTATCAATGTCGGACATGATAATTACCTTTAAATCAAAGTGTTATGAATATTTAATCATTATGGCAACGCGATCATTGTCGTTGCAAATGGACCTTCAAAGAATTCTTTCCATATATCAATGAATGATGGAAGTTTCGAATAGTCTCCGGCCATTAATGACCATTCCAAATCTGAATACACTCTAACAATACAACGGAAGCCACCAGGATGAAACGCTCTCAACCAAAGATTCACATATTGTTCGCCTATTTGGCCATATTTAGAACCGACCAGATTGATTACATATGTGAATTCGTCATATTCGTAATCATCACGAAGAAAATTGTCACCATCCAATACAAAATTATCATCTAATCGGCTAATTTTCAATCTAGGAAGTTCATAATAGACTTTCCCACCATAGACGGCTTCAAAGAATATTTTAGCACATTGAATGCTTCCTCTGATTTTGAAAAGATGTCGGGCAATTTTAATCATCAAATTCAAATCTGGACCAACAGTGTATTCATCAAGATCGGCCAATTCAACCAAGCCCTTGTCTTTTAACCAACTTCTAATATGAAAATCATTGCATTGTTGAAACTGCACTTCCCTTGATGATGTGTCTGTTTCGGTTGTTCCTAGGACATATCCATCAAGTGTTTCTAATCCCACCCATTCTCGTTCCAAAGATTTATCTTCAATCAACCGGGTAGGAGAAACAGAAATACCATAATGTTCACGAAATTTTTGCAAGTCTGCAATTTTAGTGAACAATCGAATATTGGCATCAGCAAACGGATAATCTTTTTTGTCCCACCAACTTTCATCATCCATTAACAGTTGAAGTTGGTCTGGTAACAATTTCCAGTCATATAAAGAATTGACATAGGCTTCCAAAAACTCTACCAAGTTTGGATAGAATTTCGAAAAATGAGCAGGAAGGATGCTTGCTGGATCTTTCACCCCGCTCAAACTTGGGTTTCCATCAAGTCTCATGAGTTGCTCCTTATCCTATGGTCAATGTTTCAATAGTGATGTTCATGATTTCGTTTCGCATCGTTTGAATTTGAAGATCGTCACCACCCGCTGTAGCATAGGCCATTGAGAATGTTGCATCATCGAACACAATCCCTGTAATGTTGATGGTTCCAGCGGTATAATTCACAGTTGCCTGGACATCTTCAACATATACACCATTCAGATATGCTTGAATGACTCCTGTACCATCATCCTTGAATTGGTCATAATTGGTCAATCCTGTTACGTCTACAGAAAATGATCCCACTTCGAATTCTCTATGAAAATCGAAATATGCTGTCTTTCTACTCACAGTAGGATCAACAGACATTCGATATCCGATATAAACACGATCAACATTCGAAACATTCGTTTTGATATAATCTTCAAGATCACCGGGTTCAAATTCAAGAGCAAAGTCAGTCTTGGTTTCGGCATAATTCTGAATGGCGATGGTCACATTTTGTTTGAGAGTGTTCTTTGTTGAAGAAAGTGTTGATGTTGAACCAACAAACACATCTAGAAGAATATCAAATTCACCCGGATCCACAATTTCTGTTAGAATAGAACCAACACAATACTTTGAAAGATATTCATTTCCTAATGTCTTTTCTTCAACAGTGAGCGCTGGAGAAACACAAAGAATTACATATCCCGGTTTCGCATAGGGGAGATTTTCTTCACCGCCCCATTGGGTGATCTTTCTACCCCCGAAATATGTTCTCAGTTTTTCACCGTATTCGGCTGTGGCTACTGCAACTCCATCCATACCATAAGCGACTTCAGAATGTTTCTGTATGGTTTCGATATCTTCAGGATCTTCACCCCCGGCCGAAGCACTTTGAACTGTAACAGTGATATCGCTATATCCACCAATTTCGGCGGTTGCAACCAGGCTAGAAACGCCGTTCCCGGATGCCCCGGAGTTTGTCATAGCCTGTACATAGATGATGTTTCCATCTGCGAGAGCAGCTGAAATAGCATCATCACCAAATTCAACTTGGTAGAAACCTCTACGATTCATTGACAGATAATACAACTTTTCGGCAACACCTAATTGAAACGCTGATTCGAATTTAGTATATTCTTCAGTGGTGGTGTCAGTTGAAGATGCTCTAACAAAGACTTGCATTGTTGAAATGTCAATGTCTTTGTTTGGGATTTCGAATATTTCGGGAGCTGAACCACTTTTTGTGAATGTTGATGTGACGAGAGTCCCTTCAATCAATTCAACAGTCGCAGTATAGACATCATTCACTAGATTGACATCGGTTGCCGCAAGAGGATAGAAAGTATAAGAAGTCCCATCAGAAACACCCATGGTGCTGAAACTTTTTGGGATTGTGAGAGTAGCAGGAGCCGTCCCGGTATCCGTTGGTGTGATAACTATATCAGCAGTCAATTTAGAAGATCGATATCCCATTGGGACATACCCGGTAGCCGCTGTCACTAATGCTTGAACATTTTCAAGAATTTCGCTGGTCGAATAATGAGACTCAGCCAGCGTGAAATGTGAGCTGACACCTTGCGAAGAGCTAACAGTTGAAAGGAGTCTGATGATGCTCACAAGACCAGATCCTTCAAAGTCAAAATCTTTGAATCTTGGATCCCCCTTCATCAATATCTGGAGCGCGGTCTTGAATCCGGCATAATCAACAGGCGTGATCTGTGAAGCAGCCATGAGAATTTCCTCTAAAGTCGTTTCATCTATTTAAATCATTAAATAACTTCAATTGATTTCTAAGGAGAATCACACCATGGCTTTGCAATTTCCTAATAATCCGAGTCTTGGTCAGACTTATGAGTTTGCACCCTATATTTACCAATGGGATGGCGAAAAATGGAAAACCATCGGGATCGGGTACAATCCAATTTCTCAGTTATTTGTTGAAGGAGCAGTAGATTTAATTGGAAGTGCTGCTCGGTCTCCATATTTCAAAAACAAGACAGTTTCTCTTACCACTGGGGGAACTCTGAATGCTTCTTCAGAATTAATCTACGACCCAGATACAGAATTGTGGTACAATTGGAACGGAACATTCCCCAAAGTGATATCCGCTGGAAGCACTATTGCTTCTTCAGGTGGTATTGCTTCGGATGCTTGGTTGGCTCAAGGAACGGGGGTTCTAAAGCATTCGCATTTGGAAGATTCAAAACCAGGAGATGGGTCTGCTCACAACGCTGATGATATAGGACGGGGGTCATCAACAGTTGATAATGACTTGGCATCGCTTGAATCAAGAGCTAATAACGCTGATAATAATTTTCTGTTGCTCGGTAATGATATAGGTAGCATAAATAATCAAATATCAATATTACAATCAAAAAACTTACAGCAAGACGCATTAATCTTATTAGTCGAGTCAAAAAACTCTGAGCAAGATGCTGCCATAAACGCATTAGAAGCAGGGCAAGGCTCAAGCGTTTACGGCTATGCAACTCTTGCTGACTTAAATGCAGATTTAGCTCCTAGTGATAAGTCTATCGCTTACGTTACAAATGACAGCACTGCAACAAATAACGGCACATATCGTAAAGTTGGCGCAACTGGAACCGGGTCATGGATTCAAGCATCGTCAGACTTAGCGTCACTCGCGTACAATCTTGCAATAGAAAATGCCGCAGAACTAGACAACATAGGCATTGAGACAATATCTGCTGACGACCTAGCTCATGCTATCACAGATACAAACGGAAAAATGTTGTTAGGTATCAGAGAAAATGGTGATTTAGACAATCCGCAAATTAATCGCATTGCTGGTATAGAGTCGGAAACACTTAATATAATCCCTGTGTACGGCCAATCAAATTCAATAGGGGCAATAGATTATTCTCAGACTTGGCGTATTCCAATGCCTTGGGGGATGTATCCAACTGGTTATGCGGGTGATCTTGACGGTAGTAAGTATATAACAACAGTTAGGACTGGTGTTAACACTTGGACGTTGAATAACAACCTATTGTCTTTTAACGTATTTTCAGGGGCAGCTTACGGGTCTGCTGGTGAGGGCATTTACCACGGGTTAGTTGATTCTGTGGCACAACGTAACCCATCACATCCCATGTGCATTTTCTCGCATGGTGTTGGTAGCTATACAATTGACCAACTAGACAAACCAACTCAAGCAGAGATATTGGCTGGTTCAGCCTCTGGGGTGGTGATACCCACAACCAGTGCTGAATACCTAATGAACTCTGCTGGTCGTAATATGTCATACATAAATCAGTATCCGTATTCTACATGTGCGACACCTTATTACAAGGGCATGTGGCTGATTGCAAGAGCAAAAAAATTAGCTATTGAATCTTCGTTTAGTGCTGCAAAGGTTACCGCAGTACCTTGGTTGCAAGGTGAGGCAGACCAATCAAATGCAAACTATGCAGCATCGCTTACATCGCTTTATGACAATTACAATGCTGATGTAAAATTAATCACTGGACAGATTGATGACATAGTTATGATGTTTGAAACAATCAACTACGGCTCCGCGTTAGAGATATCAGGTCAATCGGGCTATGACACATGGGTATCTAGTGGTTACACTGACACCAGTGCATACATTCCAGATCAGTTCAGAGTTAACGCTCAGAAACTAATAGACAAAACCAAGTCTCTATTGCACCACAACGGGAATAGGAAAACTCCAAGACGAAAAATGTTTGCTGTGGCACCAAGATATTATGAAACGTCTTGGATTCACATGTTTCCACATGCTGCCAGAGCACTTGGTGAACAATTTGGCAAGGTTTACGAGCAAACAGTTATCAAGAAAGAATCTTGGTCACCATGCCTAGCTCATAAGGCGTGGTATGACGATAAATATGTGTATGTTGAAATTGACGCGCCCGAACTACCAATACAATTTAGAGCACCATCAGACTCTATTTATGGTACTGAGCAGTTAGTCTCTCGTCCGTATGGTATCAGTTATTGGGATGGTAGTACCATAGTTTCAATCGACAAAACCAAGGTGAAGATAATCGGTGGCAACGTAGTACGTATTGAAGCTCCAACCATACCAGCGTCAGGGCATGAAATACGTTATGTTGTTGATGCTTATTTTGGTTCAATATGTGATAGCGCCACGACTACTGCTAAGTTTACTCGTAGAAATGGACTATCAAATCAAATGTTTAACTATTGCCTACCGTTCCAATTTGTACTGTGATGAGGATTAATAATGGCTATCATAAATAAAGTTAATGCATTAATGCAGATTGGGTCTGCAAAAACAATCCCTGTTATAGAGCAGACGCTTCGTGTCCCTCATGTATGGACAGGATTACAAGCATGGTTTGATGCATCATATGGGTTTACAAACGATCAGTTCAGTGGGTCGTACTCAAATCCACAGTATCGAAATAATTGGTATTCACTACTAGCAGATTCGGCTGGCAGGGAATTTCAAAAAGATTATGTCGGAAATGTCTATAACGGGTTGCTTCGTGTGAATCTTAACGGTTCAAACTCCGGGTTCCCAACTCCTACTGAAACAATAAACGGACTGACAGCAATGACTGCTCCAAGTCGCGGGACTGTCCACTATTTAAGCGGTGAGTCGTATTCAGATTCCACTGATAAGACAAGACAGAATACCAGAGCATACACCATATTTTTAGTGTTTAAAGTTCCTTCTGGTGCCGTTGGTGGTATTATCAGTCAGGCAGATTCACTAATAGCTACTAATGACGCCGCTGGCTTCCGAGTGGGTCTGTCAACGTCAGGTAATGAAGTGATAGTTCAACATAACTCAGGGAACAGGTTATCTATTTCGCGTGATGTTAGGGATGACACACCAGTCATCATGTCTATCAGGTGCTCAGAATCACAAGCCATAAACTGTATGTTATGGCATGGAGGCTCTTTAACTACTCACTCTCAGCAATTTTATGACCAAGGGTTTAATGCTGCATCAAGTCTTGTGATTGGGAATTGCCATGATGTAGGTACAGGCGCAAAATCATGGTCTATATTCGGCAAATATAATAAAGACATTGGTGAGGTAAATACCAACTATATTATAAGCATGTTGATGCAAAGATTTAGCTAATCCCCATATCTCAACCAGCTTACATGCTTCGGTAACGTAATGCTGGAAATCCATGTTACTAATGTCTAACCATCGTAGAGTATTTTCGATGGTTATTTTAACCCCTACAAAGACGGTACTCATCATGCCGTCTTTTTTATTATCCCGTCTCTCGATGAGTCGATTGAAGCCTAGATCTAGGCTTCAATTACACATCGTCTGGTATTATCTTTCATTAAATATCCTCAAAGATAACAATTTTATCTTTGAGGGTATTTTATTATGCGTCAGACAACCCATTTAATTCGACATCATAGTTAAGATTGAATTCAAACCTGACTTGGCTTTGCTTCTTCTCATACGAAACTCTAATTGTTCTTTGAGAGCCGCATCAATCAACTGATTTGAATATTCAACTTTATCTTGATATTCTTCAGGAACGATTTCAGAATCAATATTCCGCAACAATACCCGAAGTGCTTCTCTGTTGAATTTAATTTCATATTCCCGATTGTAACGGAAAGTTTCATACTTGCGAACTTCTTTATCAGAACGATCCGTCAAAACTGCAAACCATTCGACTCTGTCGTCTTCTAAGAAAAATTCATAATCAACACCAGCTGAAGTGTGTTTGAGTTCTGGCATAATTGGACGAGTAAACCAATTCACCTTATCGACTGCCTCTACAAATAGCTCAACCCAACTCATATGCTTCGAATTAAACAACGCCAACGCTTCTATGTATTTGTGACCGTCCCTCTCAAATTCCTTCTGAGTCCCTTCGATAAATTGAATTGACCTATTCTTCAGATCATTTCCTACAGTATATCGACGACCAACAGAAATCACATCATAAATGGTTTCGCTGTTCAGCATAGCATCAACGGGATCTTGTATTTTGGATACCAATATCAATTCTTTAAAGTTCATGATGATTACCGTTTCTAATTTCCAATAGTCAATTCAAATTTTTCTTTGAGGCTTTGCTTCAATATCCCATATCCCAACATGGTAAAGATATTGAAACAAGGGATTCCGCAATTACACCCGATCTGATATGCCCTGTTTGTTCAACCTTCAACTTGTCCAATTTTATTTGCAATGGGTGGAGCACACGCTATAACAAAATCAACAGGAGAATTCAAATCCTCGTCAAGAATTTCATAAACATTTCTCGTATGAAATTCTTGTTCACGGCGTGAGAGTTTGTTCCATGTTGGATGAACTTGGGACGCAATATATCGAGCTTCACTATAGTTGTCGAGTTCCCAAACATTTACAAATTTCAGTCGATTGTGTTGAGTGTATTCTATGAAGCCTGGAAAGGGAACCATTGTTTTGAAATTCCCTCGTATCCCACACAATGAGCCTTCCTGAAAATTCTTATCAGAACCATCTGCTCCCCCGGAAATCCCATCAACTCCGAGATTGGACAATGCAACAGCAGTATTGAGAATCAACCTTTTATGAAAAGTCTTGATCTTTCTACTTCCAATCCCGGAATATTTCATCAATCAAATACCCAATCTAATTCTGAAGAAATTTGTTTCAGAATTTCATTATGCGACATCGATCATTGTTCCGTCAAAGTCGACTGCTATAATCATTACAATGGTTCCTTCATTTGTTCGATGATAGCGGCATACTGTGCAAAAAATGTTGTAATCGGCTCAAGAGATTCTTCACAGCTGGCAGCATAAATTTTCGGCATCAACTTGTTAGTCTTGTACAAATTCATCCTACGCAAATATTCTTGCTTGATCATTTGAAGATTTGGTCGATATTCAACATACCCGGTTGTGAACACAATGTGCTTTGCAATGTTTCTATAATCTTTGAACCCGACATTTGGAGTTACTTTCATACACACCAAAGAAATAATGGTGGCATTGTGCGCGAATTCTACAACATTGTACCCATCTACTTGAACATCATAACGGGAATCAGTGAAATCCAAGCTATCATCCGGTTCAGATGCCCGTGCTGGGATACAGAATAACAAACTCAACATAAATCCAATAATCAAATTTTTCATTTCACTCTCCAACAAATATTCTATAACAATATCATATCGCATATTGTAATCATTCAAAACTGTTTTCAACTTCAATTATGTCATATGACCTATCGATGGTCTCGATAACAATATCTACGGGATATGTTCCCCCAGATAATCTTCTAAAAATATTGGCGATTTGTGTCTTTAAAGCCGTTTTATCAACTTTCTCGGGACTCAAAGAAGGAACTTTCCTTTTAAACGAAATTCTAACAAAAATCGGCGTCGTGCAATTTCCTAAGAAGATTTTGTGAGTAGCATTATCTGATTGTTTATTATCGAAAAATTCAATATCACATTGAATTAAACGGGGTAATTCTGTTGGAAACATATTTTTTCGTAGATGAACTTCCGGGTTCGTATCCTCGCTCATATTTTCATATGGAACGAAAAATCTAAGGGATAAAGTATGATAATTGTTGAATGAAATAGTTTGCATTTCTAGTACCCTCTCACCGCATCTAAAAACCAAGCCGGAATATATTCTTCACCTTGTGACAATACCCGGTCAAATGATTCATCTAGGATATATGTCACACCAAAATCATCAGTCCCTCTCGTAACTCTTCCCGCACTTTGAACCACTCTCAAAACGGTGTCACGAATATACTGTCCTGGTAATTTATCACAGATATACTTCACCGCTGGATCCCCTAGGAACCCAAACGGAACCTTTGCAACCACCTGCCAAACACCCAACCGACCTTTGAGGTCATACCCTTCTTCCATAGAAGGAGACAAACAAATCACGCCTCCAGAATCTTTGCTCATTTCAAGAGATTTCATAGTCTGTGCTCTTTCACGTCCAACAAACATTCTACTCCGATGCTTAGACCTTGCCATCAATGCTTCGGCGAGTTTATAACTGGCCGTGTGAATTAGACCATTATCACCTTTATGTTCATCGGCCAATTCATCAATCGCTCTAACCATTTTCATGAGCCGATTTTCATCCGGGAATCCACCGCTCATTTTCACAACAGGGAGATAATTCACAATTCGTCTTTCAACATCAATCGGGTGTTTCATACTGATTTTGACATAGTCATCTTTTTCAATACCTATCTGTTTTGCATAAGCATCTAGGCCACAAATGGTAGCAGACATGTGAACGAAATAGTCTGCTTTTCTGAATGCCCCGTATTCTGAAACATCAGCAACATTCACAGGTTGAAGAACAATTTCGGAATGTTCTGTTTCCAATTTCTGCACAATGAAATCTCTAACTCCGCAATCGGTCAAGATTTCACACACATCAGACAACCCCTGCATGTTGGTGATAATGCGCCAGCAAGTTTCAATAAATCTCTCTGGAATAGAATTAGTTTTCAATCTATCATTGATTTGATTAAGGAAAGCCTCAACATATTCATTGAGTTCTAACACTTTACCGATGAGTTCTTCCGGGAATGAAATCAGTTTACCAATTTTTCCTTTTAGGAAAACATATAGATGTTTTGAAATTTCGTCCAATAGTGTATACGCCGGGTGAATACCCCCGGTTAACAGATTCAATGGTTGAAGATTTTCTGTAATGAAAGACAATGAGGTGTGATCTTTCAGGGTATCGGGAAACTTATGACATTCATCAATAATCACCAAATCGGCCTGGTTTTCTGGAGCCATACAAAGCATCGGGCACATTTCAACGAACATTGCTGAATTGGTACACCGCCAATCACTAGCGTCAGTCCAGGTAATGCGACGTTTCACGTATGGACACATTTTACCGGGCGAACATTCTTTTTGAGAAATTGCTTTCTTACAACCCATTGTTGAAAAATGTTCGTGACCAATAGGACATTGATAATTTGTCTTTCCCTTCAAATCATACGTGTTGGTCTCACGCTCATATTGTGCTTGTAGTCCCTTGGTGGTCGTTGTCACTGTAGTGCGGAATCTCAGCCCGTTTAAGAGGCGAACGATGCTTCGGTGTACGGTAGCAGCAATGACAGTCTTACCAACGCCTGTCGGGGCTTCTAGGATCACGTGATGAACCCGTTTGTTCATCAAAGCATCAACCACTCCGATGATGGCTTCTTTCTGACCTTTGAAGAAGTTTTCATATGGAAAACAATCAACAACGGCTTTTTCAATATCTTCGGTAGAAAATATCCCATTAAAATTCGCTAATATTTCGTCTGGCATTTGATTTCCCTCTATTTCTTTTGCCATTTTACCCGCTATTAAATATAGAAAATAGGTATGAGGAGAGTTGTGATGAAATTAACATTCAAAACTCTGAACAATGGGTTCATTGTCCTCGTACACCCATATTATCTGAAAAGTCCATATTTCGAATTAACTTGGTATGATGTTGGAAGATTAACGCAAAATGTAAACCCTAATGCTTCCATACCAAAAAGATTATTGTTCAAATTATTTTCTTTGGATAAAGAAGAGACCGTTAGAACATTGATGGAAATTGGAGACTTTTTAGCCGGACGAGAGTCCCTCAAATTAATTACCGGGAGCAAGCAATGAGTATTCTAGGAAAAGCGCAGCTGTTGTTCAGCCTACAGACTCTTAATGATCTCTTAACTGCTCGCAATGGTATATTGATGCCCCCAGGCGGGAACCTTGGTATTCCAAGAACACAAATGCCCCAGATTTCTGATTGGAAAAGATTTGAAAATACTTTGAAGGAATATGGAATCAGTATCAAGAAGGTTAGACGTCGCATCGGTGATTTGAAAATCATCCAAGGAGAAGTCAACAAAGATAAAGTTTTCAAATTGATGTTGAAATATCGAGAAGCCAATCAAAGAACCAGGGGTGGAATCAACATTCCTGGATTTCCTCCAGTGATTTCAAACGATGGTTATATTCTAGATGGGAATCATAGGCAAATTGCAATGTACAATGTCAATCGGCATGCATATCAGGATTATACTATGATAGACATGCCGATCAAAGAACTTTACAGTTTCATTCGTGAAAACAATAGCGCATTCATGTTTTCAGTCAAATACAAATCACTTTGATAAATCGAATTTTGAATAGTCAGAGAAATCTGGCTGTTCAAAATCAACCGACTTCAAAAATTTACCCGGCTTGACAGTCTTGTTTCCCATCATGACACATTCACGTCCAACACGGACAACATACATATCATCACCAACATGATCATATTTCAAATCTGTGGTAGCAGGATCATATTCTTCACCGAATTTTGTTCCGGTCAGACCGTGTTCTTCATAATATTTGTCCATGGTTTCATTGAGAGCTTCAACCCCAACACAGATTTTGGACATGTTGCTGCGATGAACTTCATCATAACATTTGTATGGGTCGATTCCCAGGAATTCTGAAACCCCTACAATCTGAACATGTAAACGCAACCACAAAGAGATAGCAAGATTTCGAACAACATCCGAATACCCGCTTTCGGCAACAACTTTTGAAAGTTCTCGGATATCGGCCAGATTTTGCTCAACCTTATCTGTTTGTGGGATATGGAGATTGTTGGCTCTCATAGGAGAATCAGGGGTAGTCCACATGGTGTTTAAATGTTCTATTTCCTTAGGAGATAATTGGATCCCAAAATCGAATAGAATTCCATCAATAACGGTAATCGAATCCCCGATAGCATCCAACACTTCTGTGGTGTTGTGTAACATATGGGCGTCGAAAAATTCATCTAGGAATTCTTCTTCCACTAAAGAGCATTGAGTATCAACTTTCTGAACAATATTTTCAGGAGCGCAACCAAAAACATTCCCCATGCGCTTGTTCAATTCGTAAACTTTTTCAACTGATTCTGCAAACATAACCCCTCCTAGAGAGCTCTGATAAATTCACCCACGTCTGGTGTCTTCACTAATTTTTGTCTTGGATCTGAATATTTCAAAACAGAAATTCCAAATTCTTTTGGCCGTTTCCCGTGAGAAGAAGAGAACCCGGTATCATCCGAAATGCGGCACAACCCCCAAGACTCTAACATTTGTGCAACAAATCGATTTCGTTTTATTTCAAAGTCAGTGATTTCACCCTCAATAACCAATGAAGTCGGAACAATGTGAAGTTGATTATCTACACAGATGACCACTGACACTTGCTCCAATTTCTTGGATTTAACTCCAACCAACCGACGAATAGTCTCTCTAATTTTCAAAAATTCTTCATGATCGATAGGATCGATTGTTACCTTACATTGTTCAAAGAACTCACGAATCTTTGTCATTTCGTTTACCGCCTCCAGATGTCCATTCTTTCAATGCTTCTATCTGAGCATTGGTCATCAGCCGTAGATAACTCTCACCAACTGATTGGTTGACTTTGTAGAAAGAACAGACCATTTTCAATTCTTCAGAAACAATAGACTTTTTAATCCATTTGTTATACCGTTTCTTTTTAGGTATCGCCGCCAACAAATATTGGTATTGCATGTAAGAGTCAATATCGTGCAACTGATTCATGTTGGATGCTTCATAAAGAGTCTCATGATTCATCCCAAGACCCCGGCGAACCATAAATGGGTCATATTTCGACTCAAGTAATTCGCTTGACATCAAATCTTGTTTGTGATGGTTGATAGAATTCAGCCAATCAAACAACCCAATTTCACCTTCTTCCGCCATGACTCAACTCCTTAGATGAATTTGATCTCTGGTTCTGTCATGATGGATGTCAATGTGCTGAGAATATGAAGATATGGATCTGGCGTACCGGCATGCCATTTCTGTTCTTCACCCAAAGTCGTTACCAGGTACGGTATTGAAGATTGTGTTACCCGAGCCGGGATTGTTTCTCTGATATTGACCGGGGGATATAGATACCGGAAAAATCGTCCATAGAAATCTGGCCCAATAGTTTCAACATTGTCCATCACCCATTGTGAAAGATCTTTGAAGTTGTGTTCTTTCATGATCTTCAACAAATGGTCATATTGATCTCCTCCAAGAATTGAAATAATTCCTAGATCGATTTTTCCATTCTGTTGAGCATATGATTGTAGAGCACCCAATATAGACCGATTGTCTGGGTAATAATTTTGAACTACACCGAGAACAGCCTTCTTATCGAAGGGAACCCCTTCTTGAGTCAAGATTTCACAACATCTGAGACACATTTGAACCTTAAGAGAATCGGTGGTCTTTTTGTCCCAGATAAAATCTACCCGGCGACAACGGCTTACCAACGGCTTGACAATCTTTTGAATGCTGTTTGAGGTAAGAATGAATGAGCAATTTTTGCTCACACTTTCCATAATTCCCTTTAATGATTCCTGCGCGGCAACAGAAAGCCTTTCACAATTGTGGGTTACGATACCATCTTCTGTCAAGAACGTATGGTTTTTGTTCACTGTTAGGTTCACCACACGTCTAACACCAACAAATTTAATAGATGTGATAAAATCCATCACGCGATTGTTAGATTCACCTCTAACAACCACCATATCGTACACAGAAAGTCCGGTTGAAATAGTTCTAGAAATAAAATCTTCATCTTCAAGTAAAATCATCGGATGATTTTCTGTTAAAAGAACGATTTTTCCAGAACGCAATTTGACTTCGAACACTTCAACTTCACGATATTTGATAACTTCAGCGGTATCTTCCTCAAATTCGCCAGTTTCCATATTGAAAGAAGGAAGCGATAGTGTTTCACCAATATTCAAATCACCAATTCGAATAGAAACTTCATTCCCATTCTCGTCATAGGCAAGAATCTTTGTGTTTTCTTCCAAACATTCGTCAAGAATCACCACTTTCTGTTTAGCATTTCCAATAACTGAAACAGTGGTTGAATATTGAAGAACTTTGGTACGAATGTTGTCAATAGACGTGTCTAGTGAAGCATTGATGAACAATGGGGTACTACAACCGATTGCCGATGATAGAGCGCGAGCAGTGGTGGTTTTGCCTGTACCGGGTGTTGGGCTATACAATAAGAATGATGGAATACGACCTTCTGCTGCAAAGTTCAAGAATAAATCTTTTAATTCTTTTGGAAGAATGATATCTTCAATGTTGGTTGGACGATATTTCTGTTCCCAGATAAACTCATTTGGATTCGTTACTGACATGATGTGCCTTATAATGTCTGTTGAAGACGTGAAAATTGGGTGCCAAGCACGTTATGACACCCGACCAGCTTTCTGATTTGAAGATGTTAGTCTTCGATTTCACCACCAATTACATACAGAATCTTGTCATCCATGGTGCTGAATTTTGCATACTTCTGCTCAGAACTAGCTTCAATCTTATAATCACCGGGCATCATAAGCAAATAACTGGTTTTGAGCATGATGTATGCGTCTGGCTTGTCGGTTTCACCCAATTCAAGAACAAAGTCATTACTGGTGTCGACTCCTTTGGTTGTACCGACAAGGTACACTTTGCCTCCATCGTTCATCAGCTTGCAATATTCGTGACCCAGCAGTTTACATGCCCGATCGAAGCTATTGAATTGTTCTTCACTGATACATGCAACGATATCTCCGGGATCAAATTCCAAATCACCTTCTGGCAATTCGACTAATGATTCGGCCGCTGCCCAGAAATTCATCTTGGTCTTTTTACCGTACAATGTAATCTTCTTTTCATCCATCTGAAGAATACAATCTTCATCTTTGAACTGCGGAAGTTTCAGAATACCCAAAAAGCTACTCAGGTCAGAAATTGGAAATGAAAATGGAATCTTTTCTTCAATTTCAGCAATCGCCAAAACAGATGAATTCGCATTGGCTGTTCGTATCTGTTGTTTGAATCCAGTTTCTAAAGATGTATCTTCTACGGCTGCTTCTAATTTCATAGAAGGATTGATCTTTGAAAAGTTTGCAAGAATTGCGGTGGTACGGTTAGACAACGTCAATTTTTCTGACATTTTGTTTTTCTCCTGAATGAAAATATGTCTTGTAGACGATTTACATTATACGCTGAGCATTATTTGAAACAAATTTTTATTTCTCTTTGATCCATTAAAATCATTTTCGGGCAAACCACGGGGTTTAGGGTACTATCAAATCTCTATTGAACAAAATGGTTTAAATAAAATAAATTGGATTAGAGAGATTTTATATAATGGCTGTGTTAAAAACTTACAATGAGCGCCCGAATTTTTCGCGGTTGTCCGGGGATAAATTCGTCGATGTCGCTCTTGAATTCAAACGCCACCCGGTAACAAGTGATGTCACTGCTAAGACCGGACTCTCTGCTATTTCTCAGGCTATCCGAAACATTTGTTTGACCAATCCTGGTGATATTGATGAGGAACCAGAATTTGGTGTAGGAGCTTCATCATACCTCGGGGAGAATATGAACCCCGTAGATATTATGAGTTTGAAGGAAAGAATACAGACACAATGTACCCGGTATGAACCGAGAGCTGAAGTGACTAGCGTGTTAGTCAATGCTGATTATGAAGGTCACACGCTGAGTCTTAGAATCACCTATACCCCTGTCAACGTGGATACCGAAGAAACACTTACCATTGAAGTGACGAGGGTTCTGTAATGATCTCAGCAGATTGGTTCTACGGCGTTGTTGAAAATGTTGACGATGAAATGAAACTTGGTCGGGTTCAAGTCAGGGTGTATGGTGTTCATGATTCTAGAAAGGAGATTCTAGATACTAAATTTCTTCCATGGGCACATGTAATGGTTCCTGCTACAAGTTCTTCTACAGCCGGAATAGGACGTTCTCCTACTGGTTTACAAGTTGGGTCAGAAGTCTTTGGTATTTCGTTAGACAAAACATACAACGAATTGAGAGTGTTGTTCAGTTGGTCTGCTCAGCAAGGTGATGTGAGCGATGTGAGTTTGCTGGCTACCGGGGGAGATGATCCTTTGGCCAAAGCCATCAAAGATGCATTGTTGAAAGACGTTCTCTTGAGCTCCTCTAACAAAATATCAGAGCCTGAAACTGAGAGGGCTGTTAAGTACCCATTGAACGATGTCTATACTACTAGAGCCGGATTCAAGCGCGAGAGCGATAGCTCAGACGGTAAATCAAGAGAAACAGAATTACATCCGAGTGGAATGTACGACGAATGGAGAACTGACGGCTCAAAACAACAGAAAATCAAGTCTTGGTTTAGAATTGTAACCAATAGAGCAGTTGACATTATCCTTGGTTCTAAGTGGCTGAAAGTTGCAGGGAATTTTGTTACCAGAGTTGAAACCAATTTGTATCAATGGGTGAACAATCAGACAACCATTTCAACCGACAAATATCTATTGAGATCAATGAGTGGAGTTGAAATCTCTACTCCGGAAGTTCGTATATCTCAAGACATGAGAGTTGGAAAAGCTATCTATGTTCCTGAAATTTATGTCGGATCGTTGAAAGCCAATAGCATCAGTTGTTCTGGTTCTATTTCTGGTGT